GCGCTGCTCTCACCTTGAGCAAAGCCAGTAAGTCTGTCCATGGGGGCCGTTTGGCAGAGATAGTGGCAGAGAACCACTTTCATTTCACTTTTCGGTCTAAGGCGTTTCCCACGTACACGTTGGCTACGGCCTTTACTGGGGCGGTTAGTTCGGCTCGGGCAACCTTTACTGGCCATGGCTTGTTCCTGAAGGCGAAATGGGCTATTGTCAATGCTCACTATCTGCCGCAATATTGCAGGCGCGGTTCGGATGGTTGGGGTGAGGATTGGACCATAACCATGCACGGGATAGGCCCCGTTGGTGCCGATATTACCCTCTCAAAGGTTGAGTTTATGCGCAGCGTCAAGTTCATAGAAGAGCGCGATGCCTTTGTTGTTCGGATCGATGGGGCGGCCTTGAAGAGGGACATAACTGGCTGGATGGTCCCGGAACCCCCTTCCATTGACAAGGGGACATTTGGCACGGCCCCCATGAGTATGCTATCATTCAAGGATGGTACTTGGGTGGCCACCAAGGGTGTGGCCATATCCACTTATGTGGGTAATGATCCCAAGAGCGAGCTTCATGACGAGGGGCGAGATCATATGGCTTCCCTTTTCATCCGGGCTACATATGTCAAGGTGAATATGCCGACTGAGACGGTTGGCGGAGATTGCGGTTTTCCTTACTTGGGCATGGACGGCAATAATTTCCGCTATATCGCCGGCTTGCACACTGGAGCTTGCGATAAGAATAATGACATTAAGATTATGACTCCCATCTTTTTGGGCGACGCTCTTCGCTGCGTCGATCATGCCCCGATGAGGGTCGCTTCCGTCATGCATGATTCGAGCGACTCTGAGGAGGACCCTGGCTTCCGTCCGAAGCTCGAGTCAATGGAGCCTTACATATCGTTTGAGCGTGGTTATGATGGGGTGACCAAGCCGAATGGTGATTGGGCCAGGATCCACAACCAGATGGCAACCGCACCTGGTCAGTGGGGCCTTAAGAATGAGGCTTACATTTTTGCGCAGACGGGATTGGTGATTAACCCAAACATGGTCGTGGAGTTGGGGTGTTATACGCCTGGTGTAGGGGGCAACCTCTCTTCCAATTATTATGACTCCCCATGCGCTGGCGCGTATAAGGAGAGGGACTGGAAGGGTATGCCAGGACAGCTCACGACTAATAAGGTGGTGGCGAATTTGAATCGCGTTCAGCGCAGCAAGGCAGCGGCCCTTGCTACTGGTGCTCTTTTTGCTCAGGTGGATGATAATCCTGAGGATGCTGATTTGCTTATGCACGCCGCCGCGGCGGTTCTCCGTGAGTTTTCAGCTAACCCGGAGATTTTCGATCATATCCGCCCCTACGA